TTCCTGTGATTTCTATTCTGTTTGCCGCCGTCACGCTACTTGAGAAGGTAGCAGCGCCTGTGGAGGAAATAGTCAATCTGTTTTGACCTGCTGTATTATCTCTGAATTCTAGACTACCAATAGTTGTAATTGACGAACCTATAGCATAGGATCTGCCCCCTGTATTTGTATCAGTCAACAAGATACCTGCCGTATCAAAATCACTATTTGCTACTAGATTGATTCTATAAGAATTTGCTGTGCTAGTACCTAAAAGAAGTTTGCTCACTTGAGCATTCCCACTAAGTACCGCGCTAGTCCCGTTCAAAGCACCTGTCAAAGTTACTGCTCCCGTAGTAGCCAAAGTGATTTGGGGAGTAGTGCCTCCCGCTGCCATAGTTATAGCCGCAGCGGATACCAAAGCCAAAGGCAAAGTTCCAACGCTCTCCAATCGGTTCGTGGTGCCTCCACTATTTGGAGTTAATATGAGAGATTGACTTGAAGCCGCGGCGATTAGCCTTGTTCCACTTTGAAGATCACCGCTAAAAACACCGGATGTTCCGTTTAAAGCACCGGTCAAAGTACCACCCGCCAAAGGAAGGTATCCGCCCAAGTCTGAAGTCAAAGCCAAAGTTCCGGTCGCATCCGGAAAAGTGAATGTTCTTGGTGTTGATGCCGAAACAATAGAACCATTCAACGTGATTCTCCTATTATCATTTGAAAAATTTATGATTAGGTTGTTTCCCGTCGTCGCATAAATTGACGTATATGGCGCCCCACTCCATAAACTAAAACTTGTCGCTTGTCTTAAATTCAAAGCGCCTCCACTACCTCCAAGATTATCAATATTCAAACCTCCGGAAGTCAAAACATTGTCCCCCAAATCCACGCTTGTTGTTGCGCCGGTGTAAGGAACATAAACGGAAGCGGCACCCGAAGTCGTTAAATAAGTACTTGAATCAACACTCCCGTCGGCCTTCAAAAATTGAGCGGAAGTACCGCCGGTTTTCACAATTGTAGGCGCTTCAAAATTCCCACCAATGATGGTCATCGCGTTTCCGGTGCCGCTTGTCTTGTTTACTCGGATCGCTTCTCCATTGCCGGCCTTGATTACATCCAAAGCGAAGCCGCTTCCACTCCCGTGTGATATGATCATGGTGTCCGAACTTCCCGATGTCGTGAAGGTCTTTTGTGCCGTGATGGTTTGAGCCGTTCCAAGAGTAACGTATCCGCTCAAGTCGGTTGTGTAATTTGGAATATTTAAGGTGCTTCCAATCAATGTCGATGGGCCACTTGTTCCGGTCGTGGTTAACGTGATTGAGTTTTGTTTCCCGTTAAATGTGGACCAATCGGCCGATGACAAAAGACCACGATTTGTGGCGCTTGCCGTCGGTATATTAATGGTGATATTTCCGGAGGTCGTGATTGGTGATCCGGTAACGTTGACGTCGGTACCCGAACTTCCAAGAGTTATTCCAACCGAGGTCACGCCCACGTCAAGGTTCTCTTGCATATATGTTTGAATGCTCGAGATGGTTGCCTTGTTTGTTGTGCTTGCTCCAAATGCTACAATTGGAACGACGTCATTGTTTGCAATGTCCGTGCGCTCTATTAATTGACTAATCCTTTTATCCGCCATGATTTTAAATATAAAACTTGCTCACTCCGTTTTCTTGTAACATAAATGCATCATTCTCCAATAGGATAAAATCAAAGTCTTGAGGCTCGAGATTACCAAGGATTTTGAATAATGAAACGTAACTCAATCCATTTGATATTGGATTGTACTTGTCGACCTTTTGCAATTGAAAGAAGTGATTCCCCACTTTGATAATTCTCCGGAAATCCAAGTTGGAAATGTCCGTTGGTGTCAAGTAGAAATATCCCTCGAGAAGTCGAGAATTTCGATCCCCAATTGAGGTGATCAATTGATCATAATACCTTGAGTATAGATTTGAATCCGGATATAAACCGATTGAAAAATATACCTCTTCCGGTTTGCCAAATAGCAAGTCAACGGATGGCTCGACAACACTATCCAAATGGCCCGCATAAGGATAAGTTGTATATGTCACCGGAGTTGGATTCGCATATTTGATTTTCCAAGGTGTTGGACAAGGTGTGTTTGGTTGATAGTACACCACTCTCGGTTTGAAGTTGTCCGGAATCTTGACGTTGTTTTGTACCTTGTAAAGGTGGATCATGATTTGTCCGGCAACCTCCTCGCGTAGTACCGGAGGAGCAAAGACAACGCCAACGCTCTTGGTATCAAGGACGAAATCATTGTCAATGATGTGGCGCTTTTCACCATATCCGAGGTTGAATTTTGTCGAATAGAATTGGGACCAATAGTCCGCATCATCGTCAAATTTCAAGCGGTATTCCTTCGCCGACAATTCGCTCAATGGTGTGATTTGAATGTCTTGAGATTGGTCAAGTTTATCACTCCAATCAAGCGCTTGATCCTTGAACGTTTTGAAAAACTCGTTGTATGGGTCAATTTCGAGAATGCTTGTTTGAAGCCGGTTTTGAGTCACATAAAGATTGTACATCGAGATCGTGCTTTTCAAGAAGTCTCTCATCTTCATTGACTTTGGCATGGTGTAATTGATTTTCATCACATCACCTTCCTCAACCTCAACCGCCGTCGGCACTGTGTTCCCTATTTTAAACGATCCAAATGGAGCGATTGTCACTCTCGTTTGAATGTCCGAGCCAAAGCCTCCACCTCCCGCAATTTCACCGGTCAATTCAATCTCAAAGAAGTCGTCTTTTTTAAGCAACACGCCACCGCTTATGTCAATGTCCCATGAAACGGATTGACCGACGGAAACAAAATCCACGTTGAAACTATCGTAAAAAATCTCAATTGAATTACGAAGTACACGCAACGTGAAAACATTATTACGCGGCGCTTGCAATGCCGTGAAACTTACACGTCCAACAAAGTTGAGTCCGGTATTAAGGTCTTGCGCTTTGTTCCATGTGAATCTTGTTCCGGTCGGATTGATTGTGAATCCGGATGCCTCCACATTTGTAAAATCCAAAAAGTGAGAATATGTTGTGTCGGTTGTAACGTCATCAATATTGAGCGTATTGGTTTGGTTGAGCAATGTACTCACCAACCTCGTGATCGTTTTTTCGGCGGTCACCAAGATTGATTTCCGGAAATAGAAATTATCAAAGATCGGTGCCACAATTTGGAATTGTGCAAATTCAAAAATCCGCTTGAGGATTTCACTCACAAAAACCGCCGGCTTGAAATTACGGATTGGGAAGGTATTCATGTCAACCGAATACCCGTAGTCAACCAAGGGATAAACATAATTTTGCGCGCCCTCTTCATACTCAATACGATTCCAACTCGCCTCAATGTTTGCTTGATTCCATGTGTGATCATAATCATCAAAGTCAAGATCGGCAAGAGTGAAGTCCCCGAGTTCGTGGAGGATGTCACGAAGCCTTCCAAACATATTGACCTCATATGTGATTTCGCCCTCCTTATTGTTGATTTTGCTCAACCTCAAAACGCCGTCAAAAATCTTAACGTTGTCCAATAGGATTTGGGATTGTGCTTGTTTTGCCGGATTGAAATTTTTGCCCGATGTTGGGTCCGGCGAGAATATCATTTGAGACCGAGATGTCAAAGATGTTTCCAAAGAGTTGTTGGTTTCTTGGTGTTGATGGTAAAGTCAACGTCTTTGAGAACGAAGTATTTCTCCTCTCGATGTCGCTTATGTCCGCAACCGAAAAGGTGAATTCAACATCAATGTCGCCGAGGGTATCCGCTTCGAATCCCTCGATAAATAGGCGAGCGCTCATATTACTTGACGAGGGTTTATAAGGCCAATTTCAAGGTCCAATTCAATATTGAATACTTTATCAATCGCGGTCTTTTTAACCTCATAAGAAGTCGCCGTTGGCATTACCGGAATCCATGAAAAGTTGATATAATTATCGTTGACCAAATTCATGTAAACGAGTGGAGAGGAATACAATTCACGCAAGGTTTCCGCTTGGGCGTTGTTCAAATAATCCGATGTAATCCTCCACTTTTGAGTTTCCTTCGTGTAGTATATTGGATTGATGTTCTTGACGATTATGCCGTTGGCCTCGTATATGCTTCCGGTATAGTTCCGCTCATATCTCTTTCGCTCGGTGTCGAATGTGGTCTTGCTCACAAGATCAAAATTGAAGAAATCAAACGCTCCGAATTTGTTGAGATATGCCAAGCGCATCGGATCAAATCGACCGCAACCTTGAGTGTATATCGTGGCAAAGTTTTCGGAATAACTTTCAACCCCATTTATACTCCATTGAATTGAGCAAACTATCCTCTCAATATTTGACCCGTAGTTAATAGGGGTAACTCTAAGATATGTAATGCAAGGCGTTGTTGTTGGTGCCGTCGGTGTGATAGTATACGATTGACTTGTGCCATTATTGTAATACACATTTACGTAAAAATGCTCAATAAATCCCCTATTGATAAAACCAAATATTTGAGCATCCGTCTCCCTCATTTTTATTATTTCCCAATCGGTAAGTGGTTTGTATTCGGTTGTTGAATCACCCGTGTAATCTTCGAAATTTGTCGTCCAATTATCCAACTCGAGCAAAGGCAAAGAAGCCGCCAAAGCGTATTTGGTGGCGCTCACAACCTCGGATTCCTCCACGATCTCGAACACTCCACCAACCTCATAATATTCGTAACATTTGAGATAATAACCTTTGATCGTGTTGGTTCGGTTTAAGAATGACTCGACTTGATAAAAGCCGTCCGTGTATTGGAAGTTGACCGAGACAAACTTACTCACATCGAATTCAACCTCATCGGATGGATTCGCCGGAGAGTCATAAAACGCTTGAGTGATTAATTCATCCGAATCGTTGTAAACCCTCACAACGTACTTGAATCCGGATTGATCCGCATTGGTACTACTTATCAAATAGTTGATCCGGTTAAATGCCGGAAGGATGTCAATGCTTGGCTCGACGAGTGTGATCATTTGCTTACTTTTAAAATTAGGGAATTAAATCCAATCTCTTTGATGTCAATGTTGAAATCCGGAGTGGCCTCATCAATTGATTTCTTGATGAATTGACGGCCCTCGATTCCGTACTTCTTGATATAATACGCCATCCGTTTCGCACTACTTGAAATTTGAGGCAACATTTGCCGGCCCTCGATTAGGTTGGTGGCTTCGATCTCCATGTTCTTTCGCTTCATCCAACCTTCCAATTCGGTCAATGCTTTGACCGGCATGAAATAGGTTTCGAATTGATAGTATTCACCTTTCGCGTTGGGATAAGTCTTTTTGTTTTTGATGTTTTGCATTACACCTCGAACACCCTTGTCAATGAAATCCGAATACTCGGCGCCAACCGAAATCTCCAAACGATATCCGGTCTTCGTTTCAACGACTCCAATGACATCATATGAATCCTTTAACCGGCCATTATCCTCCGGAGAATTTCTCTCAAGGTTTTTGACAATGTTTCCACCCAATTTGAGCATCGCCTCCTTGATGTTTGTCACGAGCATATTCTCGACGTCGAGGATATATTCCCCCGATCTCTTCCTTCTTCCTCCGATGGTTATTGTGTCTACTTCGCTCTGGCTTGAAACTCCCATTTTTTATATTCGAAATCTTTGTGTTTGTTATAATCTTTTAAATAGGCCAAGCAATTCAAATATTCAATCACTCGCAAGTCATAAGCCTCGTTGACTTTTATGTTGTTGAAATCCGCCACTTGTTTGGTTTGAAAGACCCACCCCCAACGCGCCATAAATGGGCTGCCTTCTCCATCAACACTTTGTTCTCCGGTGAATAGGTTATGATAGTTTCGATTAATTCGTTGAATAATTGACAAAAAAAAAGCATACAACCATAAACATCGAGGAAATTTGCATTGAGCAAATCATCGGCAACGACATCATGAGGTACCACCCCATATCCTTGATACTTCTTCCCCTTCATCGGAAGAAAGAAACAAGCGGCGGTCTTGTTTAATTGCATGATCTCCCCACTAAATGAAAGGATGTCGATGTATTGACCGGCCGTGATTTCATTAATTTCGTGACAAAACTTATATCGATTCTCCCCAACTTGCAAGAAGTCAACCGGCTTGGTCTCCGGTATATTGTTGAAGAAGGACAACTTTTCTCCATACTCATGGATTAGGTCTCGATATTTGTAATTGTCATAATCGCGCTCATTTTTCCCCTCAATCACCGACAACATCTTTTGTTGTTTTTCAATGATGTTGAGATTGACATTCATCTCGATGTCGTATAGGGTAATGAATTGACCAACATTTAATTTGTCCCACATAATCGTAAATATATTTTCTTGGTTTGGTGTATTTTATCGGAAAGAGTACCGGCCCAAATGACTCTTGGAAATCTTATTTACCACCGAATATCTGAGCGCATCCAATGCGTGATTGAAATTGTCCACGGGCCGATTTGTCATGACCCCATTTTTGTCCTCGATATACTTGTAATTTCTCAACTCTTTGATGAGGTTGAAACTCGATTCCGTCGCGTGTAGTTTATAACGGCGAATGATGTCGATGCCGATATTGATTGACCCTTTGATCGTTGGCTTTATGTTCCAACCCATGCGGTATATTTCTTCAATCGACTTGGGTTCCGCACTATCGGCGAACACCTCATTGGACCGGTCAAGGCCAAGCGCCTTCATCTCGTTCGCGATGTCTTGGTTGGTCATGCCCGTCCGGTACAATAACTCTTCCACGTACATATTGTCATCCAAAAGATACGTACGGACCAAGGATGTCGGATCACTTGAGTACCCGAAGTCAAGTCCATATGAGACCAACTTGGCCTCCTTGGGAATCTCTTTGATCGTGTTGAAAGTATATACCAATGATCGCGATTGACCGCGCTCACCAAGGCCATATACCCTCCAATAGTTTTCATCAACTTGTTTGAGTCTTTCGATTTCCTCCTTGATGACGTTACCCAAAAACGGATTGTCTTTGTATGTGGTTTGAAAAAAGTCAACGTCGGATCGTGTCAAGACTTGA